CGCAGAGCTGTGGCCGATGAACCCGCTGGATATGGTGATCAAGCCTAGCACCTACGGCATTCCCGTGGCCTATTGCCATGAGAAGAACGGCAAGGAACAGTATTTCCCCGTTGATCGGATCACGGGCCGGAGCGATGTGTTTTTCCTAAAGATGTATAACCCCGATGACTACTGGCGCGGGCAATCGCCCCTCATGGCCGCTGCTATTGCCGCCGATACCTTCAACGCGGGCAGCAAGTGGAACTACAGCCTGCTGCGAAACAGCGCGCGCCCGTCCGGCCTGATCCGGTTCAAGGGCGGCTATCCTGCGGGCGAGATGATTGCGCGCATGAAGGAATACTTTAAGGACGCGCTTCAAGGCGCAGACAATAGCGGATCGGTGCCAATGCTTGCCGATGATGCCGAGTTTGTGGAGATGTCCAAGACGCCCGTTGACATGGATTTCCTCAACACCATGCGCGAGACCGGCAAATACGTGGCCAGCGCGTTCGGGGTTCCATTGCCGCTAATTGATAACGACGCATCCACGTTCAACAATTACGAACAGGCCAAGGAACGGCTCTACACCGATACTGTGATTCCCATGATGCAAGAGTTCATCGGCGCGCTTGGGCACTGGATGCTTCCCGCATATGGCGACGGCCTGGAGTTCAAGTTGGACCTTGACAGCATCCCGGCGCTTGAGGGCTTGCGTGAAAAGATGTTCGCGCGGTCCGTGCTGGCGTTTGAAAAGGGCGTGCTGACCCGCGAGGAAAGCCGGATAATGATGGGCTTTCCGGCTGAGGGCGATGGCGAGTTCAACCCGGCCATGGCTGCGGGCATGTTTGACTTGCCAGCGGACGAACTTAAGGCGCTGGCGTATGGCCTGGCTGATCTTGAGCGCAAGTAATGGCCCGCACGCCCGCATTCATCACGCATGACCCCAAGCGCGAGGCGCAGATACAATCCCGCCTGCTGGACGCGCTAGAGGCCCGGTTCCGGCGCAGGATAGCCAAGGTGCTGGCCAAGGAAGCGACTGGCCTGCTGGCGCGATACCGTGAACTAGGCTTTGTGCCACCGCCCGATAATGACGACGAGCGGGCAGTTCGGGACGTGTATATGGAAATCGGCCTGCGATCTGCGCGGGTATTTGGCGCGCGCGTGATAGGCGACGGCAAGGCGCGGGGCCATGTGCTAGAGGTTAAGTTTTCATTCGCGGATTTCTTTCGATCGGTGGCGACAGGCTGGATAAATCAAGAGGCTGAACGGCGGCGCATAACGAGCGTTACAGAAACCGTGCGGGCGCAGATCGTCAGACAAGTCGCGGCGGGGCAGGCCGAAGGGCTTGGGACTGACGCGATAGCGCGCCTAATCCGCAATCGCATTCCGGCCAATGCCGTCACCGACGCGGCAAGGATCGCCCGCACCGAAACACACGGCGCGGCAAACTACGCCATGCACCAGACTGCCAAACAAACCGGCTTAACGCTTCTCAAGGAATGGGTTGCGTCCGATGACAAGCGCACCCGAACAGAACATCTTAATGTTGACCCGAAGCCAATCCCAATGGACGAACCGTTTATCGTTGGCGGGGAACGGCTGATGTATCCTGGCGATTCGTCAGGTGCGCCGTGGAACACAATTAACTGCCGCTGCGCCGTGGTTCACCGCGTGGCCGATCCTGACTTTTAACCGCCAAGAAGGCAAACAGATGCTAACCTTAATCCTGATCTTTCTTATCGTATGCTGTATTTTAGGCTGGGCTATCCAGTCCACAGCCAAGGGTTCCAAGGAGCTTATCGCAAACGGTCAGGCGTGGCGCGTTTGGCTTGGATGCGGATTGTTGCTGACCATTCCGGTGATGTTGTATTTCGGGAGCGTGTGACACCACACATCACAGGGTTTGCAACTTTGCAGAACTGTGCTAGAACTTTGCAAACGGCTGTCGTGAGACATCCTAGTCCCTTAGATGGAGCGGCCCCGCATGTCGGACCTGACAGCATATCTTGCGCGCAAAGACGGCGCTGACCCCCTTGAGGTCAAGCTGGCCCCGTTGCAGATCAAGGCTGAAAAGGAAGATGACGACTTTCTGACAATATCAGGCTATGGCAGCGTGTTCGGCAACGAGGATGCGGGCGGCGACATGGTCATGCAGGGCGCGTTCTTGGATAGCATCGCCAGCGGTCGCAAGGTCAAGATGCTGTATCAGCACGACACCGCGCAAGTGATCGGCGTTTTCGATACCATGTCCGAAGATAGCTACGGCCTCAAAATGCAAGGCCGGATCAGCAAGACGGTGGGCAAGGGTGCCGAGGTTGCCGCGCTGATCAAGATGGGCGCGATTGAAGGCCTGTCGATTGGATACCGCACCAAAGAATATTCCATGGATGAAGAAACGGGCCAGCGCAAGCTAACCAAGCTGGACCTGTTTGAAGTGAGCGTTGTCACGTTTCCCATGAACGAACTAGCCAGCATCACCGGCATGAAATCAGAGAACATAACGGAGCGCGATATTGAGCGCCTGTTTAAGGATGTGGGCTACTCGAACCGCATGGCCAAGGTCATGGCGGGTGGCGCATGGAAGGGTCGGGACGAGGTTCTGCGGGACGCAGACGGGTCCGGTCCAGAAGTTAATCAGCGGGACGTTGATGACCTCAAAGCACTTTTGAAATCAATCACGCAAACGAAAGGGACTTAAATGTCTGACTTTGCAGAAATCAAAGGGCTGGTTGAGAAAATCAATCCCGTCCTTGTTGAACTTCGCGGAGAGATTGACGGGCTGAAAGCTGAAAAGCCCGTTGATGTTGTCACCGAAGAAAAGCACAACAAAATGGTTGAGAGCATCACCGCCGGAATGGCTGAGATGCAGGCCAAGCAAGCCAAGATCGAGGCCGCGTTGCAGCGCCCCGGTTCTGACGGCAAAAGCGACCGCGACAACGAGATTGAAACCAAGCACGGCGAAGCGTTCCAGTCGTATATGCGCACTGGCCAGATGCCTGCCGGGTTCAAGGTTTCGTCTGACGGTATCGAAATCAAGGCCATGTCAACTGACGTGAACCCTGACGGCGGTTACCTGGTGCGGCCCGAACTGTCGAACACCATCATCACGCGCATCTTCGAGACGTCGCCACTTCGCGCCGTTGCCAATGTTGAGCGCACCGGGTCCAAGTCCATCGACATTCTGATTGACGATCAGGAAGCCGCTGCGCGTTGGGCTGGTGAGGGTGCATCTGGTGGCGCAACCGACACGCCAGAACTGGGCCAGAAGGTTCTGACTGCGCACAAGATCGAAGCCGATCCGCGCATCACAACCGAGATGCTGGAAGATAGCTACCTCAACATCGAGGCATGGCTGTCTGGCAAGGTCGCGGACAAGTTTGCACGCACGCAAAACACGGCCTTCCTTGTTGGCACTGGCGTTGGCCAGCCGCGTGGGTTCCTGACCTACCCGGCACAGGCAACCTCCGGCACTTACGAGCGAGGCGCAATCAACCAGGTCAACATGGGTTCCGCCGCTGCGCTGAATGCCGATGGCCTGATTGCACTGCAAAACTCGCTCAAGGAAGCGTATCAGCCCGCCGCCGTATTCGGGATGAAGCGCGCAACCTTTGGCCAGGCGTTGAAGCTGAAAGGGGCTGACAACTACTTCTTCTCCCCCGTGCTTTTGCGTGATGGGCAAGCCACCATGCAGCTTCTGGGCAAGTCGGTTGTGTTCATGGATGACATGCCCGCAGTCGGTGCCAATGCTCTGGCAGTCGTCTATGCCGACTTCGGAACGGCCTATACGATCCTTGACCGTGTGGGCGTGCAGGTTCTGCGCGATCCATTCACCAACAAGGGTTTCATCACCTACTACACAACCCAGCGTGTGGGCGGCGATGTAACCTCATTTGATGCGATTTCCATCGGAAAGGTGGCAGTTTAATGGCACAGTTTGACACACGCAATGACGCGGAATACGGCCTTGCTCTGGGCGCTGTTCTGTCTGGCGTCACGAAGGCATCCGGCGCATGGATCGACATGCAAGGCTGGGAAGCGGTCACGTTTACCGTCGCTACTGGCGTTGTAACCGATGCAGGCACGGCTGGTGGGTTTGGCTTCCAGATGGAAGAAAGCGACACCACGGCGGCGGCTGATGCGACTGCGGTTGCCGACGGTGATTTGATCGGGCTGGAATCGGCGCTGACTGTTACGGTTGACACCGACGACAACAAGCTGATCGGTTCCATCGGCTATCGCGGCGGCAAGCGTTATGTTCGCATGACGGCCACAGGCACAACCGGCACGGACGCCGCTGTCAGTGTGGTCGCCACCAAGCGCAAGGGCGCGGTTATGGGCGTTGCGTCGATTGACGCAGGCACCGCCGCAACCTGATCTTAGCGAGGGGCTGGCCACGGCTGGCCCCTTTCATAAGGACAGGATAACCCATGACAGAAGTAAAGATGATCCGCACGGTGCCTGTCTCTTTGGACGGATTGCGCACTGAGACGTGGCACGCCGGATCGGTCCAGCGCGCGCCCGATGACCTGCTGCTGATCCTGATTGACCTTGGCGCTGTTGAGATTATCGAAAACAAGGCGCTAGCGGGCGCACCTGAAAACAAGAGGCGGCGCAAGTGAGATACAATCGCAAATCCGCCTACGTCACGGCATCCGCCGACAGCCCCGCAATCAGCACGGCACTGATGAAGTCGTTTCTCAAAGTGGACGGCGACGGCGACGATGACATAATCGCGGCCTATGTCACAAGCGCGACTGAGGCTGTAAAGCAATACACGCGCACGGCGCTG